TAGCAGTCTGAACCGTAGTAGTTTCTGCGGTAATATTGACTGAAACAATATTGTCTAGCTCTGCCATAGGTTATTTCCTATTGTGGGATTATAATTTCTTCGCCCGTATCTTTATCCACAAGGATAATCTTTTCGATTGGGTCGATCATTTGTTTTTGTGTATAAGCGAAAGATAGGGTGAGGTCTTGATTAAATCCCATAACCCATTGTGTATCTCTTTTTTGTGGAGCAGAACGTAAAGAAGATTTACGCATAATTGAGAGTTTGTTTTTATCCCAAATCTCCCAAAAATAGGGATTACTTGTAGCTTGATTTAATCTTAAAGCTAAATCTTGAGCTTGAGAGCCACGGAAGTTTACTTGAAGAGTGGCTTCGTATTGCGATGCTAGAAGAATTGAATAATTACCGCTTGCATCTATTGGTTCAACATTTGTTGAATATTCTTCTCTACCTACTTGATCCATTTCGAGAATATAAAGACCAACGTAAGAATCTTCAGGCTCTGAGTTGTCTAGATACATCCAGACTATCTCATTATCTGGAAAGATAGGCTTTAGACTATCGTAAATTGAATCTTGGAGATCAGTAAAAATGCTCATGTAATCTCCTCAGTTAGCTGAAATCTCTACACGAGCACAAATTGCTTTCACATGATCAAGAACGCCCATAGCATAGCTCTGTAAACGCATTACTTTGAAACGCTCACCGTTCCATAAGACTTCATCAGCATCATAGCCATCTGAACCTTGTCTTGCAGTTCGAAGAATTTCACTTGTAGCAACGTAAACTTTAATCCATTCTTTAGTTCTATCTGATTCAGGCAGCACCATAAGATCACGATAGTTGAATGGTTGCACGTTAGCTTCCACAACAAAGCTTGTTTCCACTGCTGGAACAGGACGGCCTTTGACAACACTATCCTTACCTTTACGATAAACAGTAATAGGTAGCTTCTTAGTGAGGGTAAACGATGGAATTGTCATTATCTTCCCTCTACTTTAACTTGGATGCTATCTCTTAGTTCGCCAGTGTTGATGAGTGGATTGTTGAAGCCCTTCTCAGCCACTGTACGAGGTGAGTTAGGGGGACTGGACCATTCGTTCATGATCTTCTTCAACATCGCTACAAACGCAGGAGAAGCGGTTTTAGCAGCACTCAAAGCTGACTTACCCGATGTCACTGATTGAATCATTAAAGCAAAAGCTTTAGTATCAGTTTTCAACTCTTGCTTTAGACCAACACGCATGAATGGGCGGGGAGGAATCTTTTCCGTGCCTTCCTCAAGCATCTGAGCTACGGAGGCATGGGGTAGATTGTCATTCTCTGTACCGTAGTGCGTTGAATCCCAACCAAGCTTCATCTTGATGTTATCTAGTTGCTGTAAGTCCTTCTTGAGCTTGTCCCACTTACTTTTGTCAACTTTGAGTGTTATCATAGGTCACGATCCAACTCCCAAAGAATGGGGTGCTGTGAATCAGTGTTCCACCAATAATGACGATATGGGCAATTAGAAAGCTTAGGAAGATTAAGAGGTACGGTATCCCAATCTCTCTTATTCATCCACATATCTCTTTGTGAGATACCACCGGCATATGGAATTGCAATAGCTGTAACACCGTCTACAATTTCAGAGATAAGATCATCAAGAGCAGATTTGTAATCAGCAGCGAAGTTACTCCAAACTTCAATGTCTCCTGTAGTTTCACGATAGGAGAATTTAGCAATTTGGAATCGAATAGTACGTGCCGCATCCAGAGCAGCTTTTTGTTCATCTCCCTGATTCTTGTCAAGGAAGTACTGATAGGTAGCATCATCTAAGATTTCAAAATCTGCGAAGACATCCCCGACAATCAATCGAATGCGGTCAGTTGCAATATCTTTTGGATTACCGTGAAAAGGCATTTAAAATTTCCTCTGCTATATTCTTTTTTCGGCTCAGATATATCTTAGAGTCTTCATAAATATATTTTATGAGAGGAAGAGATTTCTTGCCATTGTAGGTAACAGAATAGAAATTATCCTTAACCTGTCTCAGATAAGGTTCTGTTTCCAAAACACATTCATTACAAAATTCAATAAAACACTCGCAAACTTCTTTGCTACCACAGAGGTTTAAAATAGGGTATTTCCCGTTTCTATTTGAAACACTTCCATCCCCATCTATTAGGCCCCTCCAGAAGTGCTTATCAAATTTCATTTCATGCGGTACAGTTTCTTTTGTACTCTTCCTGGGCCTTAAACCTAGGTTAACTAAACCAGAAACAAGCGCTTTGTTTGTAAATGCAACTGATGAGCTTTGGTAGGATTTTCCAGTCCGCTGGTCAAATCTTTCTCTGCTTCTAACAGAGCTTTTAAGTTTTGCCTTATCTATAAACTTTTCTAGAATTTCTTTATCTTTTGAGTTTACAGTTATGGATACTTTACCGGAATCATTAATATTTCCATCAGCAAGTATAAAGCCATAAAAGTAAGACCGCTCTTCACTTTCATCGGTAAACAGTTTTTCATTAACTTCAGAAGAGAATCTTCTATACGAACCTTTTTGTATCTCTATGCCAGATTTCTTCATATTACGAAGAACAGTGTCCTCATTATAATTGAAAATCCTTGCAATCTCTCTGACAAATAGACCAGAGGAATAAAGTTCACATATCTTTGGTAAGTCTTCTGTTTTAAATTTCTCGTATCTATTAATCAACTCAAATTCTCCTAAAGTCAATTAATAATTTTACAAGACATTTGTATGTTTTGTCAAGATTTTAGAGCTTGTAGAAGCTTATTAAAAGCTTCAGCTACATCTTTGTTGGTAAGCTTCTTTTCTACATCAAGCTCTTCAACTTCATCTAGCTTAGTCTTATTGACACCAGCAGCTTTTGAGTTAATAGCTTCAACCATCTTATCCATCATAGCACGAGTGCCACTACGGATATCGTCAGGGGTAAATTCTAGCTTTTTCATCTATCATTTCCTCTTTAAAATAGGAGGCCCTTTCGAGCCTCCTTATAGATCACCTTATGGGGTATAAGGCTGAGCAGGTGCTTGACCTGGGAGGTAGCTAACAACGATCTCTTGAGGCCGTGATACGAAGTTGAGCAGGTTGGTCTCAGTTTCAACTTCAATCTTCTCATCCTTAACATCGCGGAATTCCCAAGCGTAGGAAGCTTGAGCACGAGTGTTAACGCTTGCAAACTTGTTAGCAGGAGCGTAGTAGGTGGTGAAGAGGTCATCAACGCCTAGGGGTACGAAGAAAGCAGTACCTTCAGGAATGAAGCTGTAGTTGGCCTGAGGACGTACTTCGTAGAAGGTTACGCCTTGGAATTCAAAGCTACGATAGAGAACGCCTTGATTACCAACACCATTTAGACCTTGACCAACGTCACGATCAAGTAGCAGGTTACGGACGCCGCCAGCTAGCTGAGCTTTCAGAATATCGGTAATGTAAGCATTGTTAATTAGAGCTTGGAAGTAGCTTGGGCTGCAAAGAGCAATGAAACGGTTAACGATTTGACCTGATTGTAGGTTATCCTGTAGACTAGCAACTACGTTGTTGATGATAGCATCAGGAGTAGTGGAGGCTACTAGGTCAGCTTGAATCTGAGTACGCTGAACACCGAACTCTTGGTAGAAGTTTTGAGTAACAGTGCCTCGGGGAGCGTAAACGTCACCAGTGGTGATTAGACGCATACGGGCAATTTCACGAACCCAAGCATGAGCACGGCGGGCTTTAGCTAGCTTACGTTGACGAATAGCATCAACGGTTTCTAGATCGTTACCGGCGTAGACTTGATCCCAAGCAGCGATACCCTCAACATCCTGAGGAGTGATCTCATAGGAAGCGGGGAAGTGAGGTACACGAATTTGCATGTACTGCTTATCTTCAGGCTTCAGGGTCTGAGATTTTTCACCCCAGTTATAGTCTTCAAGGACATTGATATTGTCGGTGTAAACAGGAACTAGAGCGTGCTTGAGGCTTAGGTATACTTCATTGAACAGACCAAGCTGGTCCATCAGGAAGTATTGGTTGGGGATTACGTTGATTGCGGGAGTGATCTCGATACGACGGTTGGCGTTAGCGGGATCGAAAGCAAGGGCTTTGCTAATCATTTGTTCTGACATGTTATTGATTTCCTTAGATTTCTAAAATAATTTAAATGAGTTGTCTTTGATAGAAGTTTGTAGCCAAGTTTTGTATTTCGTTATATCGTCTGGGGCAATTGTTTCTGAAAAGCCTACGGAAAGTTGATCTTTAGTTAAAAAGTTTTTACCGAAAGCTTTAGCAAACAAAGATTCAAGATTTGAAGCATCTCGACCTTTAGAAAACTTGTAGCTTAGAATGTTATCTAATCTATAGTCAGTTCCTAATTGCAACCACTTTAACCTTTTGTTTACAGTGCTGTTAGTAATCCCGAACTTGTAAGCTACAAGATTACCTTCCAAATCTGAAACACTATTCAAGTAAAAATAAGCGGGAATCATTTGATTGAAGCCTTTATTTTTACAAGCACAGGTAGGACAATTGGTGCCTTTATTTACTACTGATATCCAATTAGATAGAAACTCACCATGAAGGCTACACTCTAAAAGCCACTTGCTACCTTTAGTGCCAAGACCCGCATCTAAAACTTTATAAGGAGTCTTGAATTCAAGCTCTGAAATTCTCTCTTTGATCTTCTCAGGACTTATATTTGATCTCCATTTTCTCTGTTCACAACCACAACTATTTGTACGAGAGTTGTTTCTCAAGTTGCTATTACAAATAATGCTGTAGTTCCCACAAAAGCACTGACAAATATATTTGTGTCTCTCATCTACTTTGCCAGCATAGAACATTACTCTAAGCTTACCTTGTACAAGCCCTACTTTAGATTTAAAGTTATGATGATCTGGTTCAGGCTGTATAAGATTGGCAGCTTCTAAGAAAGACAACTTCATCCTATTTCCTACACAGCTTTTAGGACAATGATGCCCTGAGCTTTTAGTGCAGCAAACAGGGATTGATATTGAGCTTCAGAGAAACCTGCGTTGTTTGCACGAATCAGGAAATCACTTAGTTGTAGAGGACCACGAACGTAGGAAAGAACTAGAGGCTGAACGTTAGCAGCTACAACGAAGCCAGTACGGACATCGAAATGATCACCGATCACAACAGCATAGGTGTTGGTAGCGGTAGCAACGTCACCAGCAACAGCTTTACGGTAGGTAGTGCCACCAGCGGCTTTAGTTAGAACAGTGCCCAGGGGCAGAACGGTAGAGGCGTTACCAGAGGCAAACAGAACCTCATCACGGCAGTAGCCGTCAGCGGCTTCATATTCACGTACAACTAGATCGCCGAGGGTGCGAATGTTAAAATTAACTAGAGGCATTATTTAGCTTCCTTTTTGGAGAATTTTTCTTTATAGGATTTAGTCAGTGCGGAAACGCCGTCTTCTTCGACAACATCACCTTCACCAGATACACCTTGCTCTTTGAACATGTCGCTTTCAACTAGGGCTTTTTCTTTAAGACTCATAGCTTTAACGACAGCATCAAAATGCTCGGTGGTTAGCGCCTCAGTAGACTTGTAGAGGTCTTCTACTTGATCCTCGGCAACACCAGCTTGCTTAAGGGCATCTTTACGAGCCTTGGCAACAGATTCTTTTTCTTTAGCTTCGAAAGCTTTTACTAGCTCTTGAGCTTTTTCAAGATCAGCTTGTTTTTCAGCTACAGCCTTAGCTACTGCTTCTTCAACAGCTTTAGTAACTTCAGCTTCGTGAGCTGCTTTGGAAACGAACTCAGACATATCAGTACCTTTGTTATTAGACTTTTCCACAGAGGGAGTATTACCTTTCGGTTGTTTTACGCCCTCTCGCGAGGACAGATTTTGCTCGAACTGTTTTTGTGTTTCCATTACAGCAAGCAAATCTTCAGGTTTCAGACGTGACACACCTTTTTCAATTTCAGCGGTGGTTTTATCTAGAACCAAAGACTTCATAAGAGTAACAGCTTCTACTCGCTCGTTGATCCAGTCATCATACCAGCTGGAATAATCTTCCATTTCTTCATCTGGTTCAGTATCCAGACCCATGATTTTTGCAAGAACTACGGCGTCGTCATACCACATATCAAAGAAGGTAGTTAGAAAGTCAACAATGTCCATTTCAACCTGAACTTTGGTAGCTTTCTCCAATTGCTCTTCCGTGATATCTTTGGTGGCTTTAGTCAAAAGAGTGGTAACGCCATTTGCAGGACCACCTTGATGTTTACCAACAAGCGCTACGTGACTGCCTTCGGCTTCAAAATTAAAGTTTGATAGCCGTCGTTGAGCTTTATCACTCATTGATTAATTCCTCTACTGTTGCACGGCAACCAATGCTGACGCCGTTGATATCGCCAGATTTAACACCCTTCCAAAGGACTTCAGATTCAGGGGTATCGGGGAAGTACCACCACTGAAGCCAAGTTCCTTTTTTGATCTCCCTTCCATCTTCTAAAGTAAAATCGGTTGGTGAGATAAAAGATTGTTCAATTTTGGCAGTTTCAATTTCATTCTGATGAAATAGATTAGCTTTGGAACAGTGAATATTGAAGTTCACACAAGCCTTCTCAATTTCCTCTGCTGAATAGATATCACCATGGAGATCAATTGTTTCAGGCTCAAGAACTACAAAAAGTGCTCGACGTTGTTCTACATCAACAGCTTTAGTAACTTCAGGTTTTACTTCCGTTTGCTCATTTGAGCCACCAAAGAATTTCTCCAGCAGATCGTAGAGCTTTTCAACTTTACCTTGATCAAGCATCTAATCTCTCCCAATCTTCTTTTAACATTTTAACTTTCTTACCGTGAAACTCTACTTCGACAAACTGTTCTTTACTTTTGAATAAAGATTTGTTTTCAGTGTTAGCTGAAGAAGCATCACCAGATGAACCTGAGTTATTTCCTGTTCCACCACCAAGACCTGAGGTCATGCCTTCACCAGCACCTGATTCATTATCTCCAACATTAAAGTCTTCGACAGTTGAATCTTCTGGCATAGCATTAAGACCCATCTTGTTAAGAACATCATTGAGAACTTCAGGAGTCTTAGGTAGGAATCCAACAGCACCAATGCGCTGCACAAACTTGCTGTAAACATCAAGGTCTTGAGATTCTAGGTCTTCAAAGTCCCAGTACGGAAGATCAGTATCAAGAGCCCAGCCATTCATTCGGAACAGCAAATCACGAAGCTCTTTGAGAACTTCACGCATACCGATTAGCTTGTCTTGAACAGCCATGGCAACAAGGTTAGTCTTAGTATCTGATAGGCTATAAGAGCCTACATTACTTTGACCCATCTGAAGAACATCTGCCCACAAAGCTTGAAGAATAGCGTTGTTGTAACGACTGATGATTGCACCACTATCGTATTGCTTAGCACCTTGAGAGGAGACAAGCTTAAAGTCGAATAACTTATTACCTTTCTCATCACGATCAGATGGCGTTACCACACAAGCTTGTTCGTTAGCTTGGATGTTACGGCCAATTTTCATATAGGCGTCAGCAGCATCCTTCTTAGGACCATCTTCAGCAGCCATGTAATCGGAAGGAATCTCAAAAGAGGGAATACCGCCAAGATCACGACTTACGCCAATTGCTTCTTGTTCTTCAATTTTGGTACGATACTTCCAAGCATAGTAGCAGTTTAGAAGTGGACTCTTACCCTGAGGGTTACTTCGAGTTGCATCGGCAGTAAAGAGTAAGAACTTCTGACGACGGATATAGGCAAGGCTACTGTCACCTTGAGCAACCATATTAGTTGAGTAGTAACCGTAACGATCACCCATCACAATGTTTGGACTTTGATAGACACCTAGGAGATCGCGACCGTCTTCACTAAAATCCCATTTAGCAATGGTGTCTTGGGAACGAATAGGAAGTTTGCGAATACCTACTAGACCGTCGTTGTAACGTGATCCGTTGACATTCAAACGCTTGCGAAGGACAATCTCATGTACAGAGAAACCATACTTATAAAAAGATACAGCTTCTTTGATGAAAGCATACCAAGAATGCTCCATGTCCTCTTGGCATTGCTTGAGGAATTTAGCTTGTTTCTTAGTCTCTTCTGAAGCGTCTTTGGGAATCTTGACATCCCACTTAACGCGGCTAATCATCATCTCAAACAAATTAAGACCAGATGCAATTACAGCATCCATGCTCATCTGCTTAAAGGTTCTGGTGATTAGAGGGTATTGAAGTTCACGGCGAGATTCTTCAAGGATCACACCATTGATTTGTTTAAGACCTACATACCCTGATTCCCCACTTGGGATACGAGGAATTGGCTGATCGCCTGTATGTAAGTCTAGCGGTGAGTCAGCCATAAACCTTCCTTTTAACTGAGGCTAAATTCATTTGATTTTGTTAGGATAGGTACAGCGAATGTTGGAATGTTCCTAGACTGATTAAGAGTTAAGTAAGCTAGTGAGCAACAGTCCACCATATCATCGTGTCCAAGCTCACCACCACGTCTCTGACCATCAAACGCCTCTAGTTCTTTAAGGAAAAACTCATTATCGTTTAGGATGTTATTCCATAAGTCGCTTGCACAGTTTCTAACAATTGAAACAACACCAAGTTCAGCAGAGGCTGCAAAAGGTCTGAAACTGTCAAGCTTACCTGCCGATGCTCTTTTGGTTCTTACTAGGTAGCCGTGTGAGATAACGTCTCTTGCAAGAATGGTCATAGAAGCTTTAGCAGCGGGGTTAGGATCTTCGCCAAGAATAATCTCAACATTGGGACCATCTCGCCTTGCATTTTCTAAAATGTGATCCATCCAAGAGCCGAAGGTAATACGGGTTCTTGTAACTTCTAAGACGACGTAATTACCACTCTTAAGTCTACCCATCTTAACAGAGGCGAAGTAGTCAGGAGATCTGTTGCCATCATGGGGTAATGTTCCGGCGACATCTACCGCCCTTACTATTTTAGTAAACTCTGAGTAATGCGGAGCTTGAGCTAAAACAGGGCAAGTTGAACGGTCAAAGTAAGTTGAATTATCAGGACGAGCAAACCAATTGCCGTGTAAAAGTCGTTCGCGGTCTAGCTTTGGAAGAGACTCCAAATTTGTACGGTACAGAGGATTGCTGGATTTTAGTGGCGGATTGTCATCAATGGTACCAAAAAGGCCCTGAAAACTAATAGGAGTCTTATCTTCTCCATATTTTTCTTTAAGTTCTTCTGGCGTATCACCCCAAACAATATCACCGTTAATCCGAAGCAGGTATCTTATAGTACCATTCTTGGCGGGATCAGGTCGGCCAGCAAGCTCATGTCCTTCCGGGTATAGATACCACATTGCATACTTGAGCAACCAAGATTGATTATCAGGGTTGCATGAAAGCACCAAACCGTGAACGTTTTTAGCATTTGAACGTAAACGTGACCACAGCCACCAAATATCCTCCTCATCCGCGTGTGTTGATTCATCGTAAAAAATATTAGATATTTGAATACCCTGATATTTTTTAGCCGCATTAGCATTCTCGTAATGAGAGAAGCTAATCTCAGCTCCTGATGAAAAAACTAACTTTTGGTCTTTCAGTCTGATCTTTAAGTTCGGATCAAAACGACTGTAAAGCTGGACAGCTTCTTGAAAAAGACCACCGGAAGCCATGATAGCAGAAGAGTTTTTACGAATACAGTATGCTTTATAATTAGGGTCATCAACGAAGCGTAAATGCCTCATCAACCCGACATAACTCTTAGAACTTCCCAATGCGTTATAGAGTTCGCTAAACTCTCTTGGATCACTCCAAGGATCGGACTATATCACCAGCTAAAAGCTGCCCCCCGTTTCGATTGCGCTTGCAACCTACTCTGCTACACTCATCGCAGATAGTCTCTGAACGTTCCCTTTCGGGCTTCGCTGCTGATTGTCTCACTGAGAGTCCCAGCAATTAGAGGGGTTTAACGCCGCCCGAAGTTAAGCGGCGCCTCCTACTAGGAGGATTTGAGCATCCGAGTTAAGGTATCTTTCTTGAAATTCAGATGCAGGTCCAATTACTTCTTCTATCATTGTTTATTCCACCCGTAGTAAGTGAGTTCTGCTTGCTCTCTGGCTTTCACAGCATCTTCAAATTTATCAAACAAACCTAAGCGAATGTGCTCGTTGTTCACGTGAATCTCTGAAGACCACTTACCTACTCTGCTGTAGAAGCTTACCCCGCTTTTACCAGAAGAGTTGTTTGGATCTAAACCTTTGTTGTAGCCTTGAACACTATTGCTCGCCCATCGGCAATTTTCTTTGCAATAGTCGCCATCAGGATTGATACGGTCCAGGCTATAACCTTCAGGGGCTTCACCCATATCTTCGTAGAACTTTTCAAAACTACCGCCGAGTTTTGGGCTCCATTCAGCACAGACTTTAATACCTTTACCAGCATGGTAAGGAAAGTCTTCGGACAGCTCTGGCCGACAACGACGGAGCATTCCTTCATGGATCTGATATGTTCTTGTATGCGAAAGTCCATGAGTCTTACGTGACTCTTCACCCACACAGCCACAAGAGGTAGTGTTGCCTGAAATAAGGTTGTTGGTTCTAACCAAGGCAAGCTCAGGATTTCCACAATCACATGAACACCAAACTTGACGTACGCCAGATGAAGATTTTGGACCTTCTTTGACAATGGTCAGCATCGCATATTTATTGCCAGCTTGATAGTTCAATGTGCGAATACCGCACCCACAGTTATTCTTTTTCTTACTTGTAATTTGTTTGTGTCCATACACACAAGTATTTCCACAAATGCAGGAGCATAGCCATTTAGCTGTAGTTGCTGTGTCTTCAGTCTTAGGCTCAAACCTTTCCAGCACCTCTAGAAATCCGAGTTTAACGCCTGACAAATCTTTCAAGGAATAGTTACGCATTTTTACCTCTCATTAGGTTGTAAAGGGCGGAGACTATCACATTGAATGAGCAATGTGAAGAGCTTGCAATCTCTTGTCGTCTCCATTGTTAAAGTAGCGACGTTTCCCAACGGGCGCTAAAAGACGATTACCTGCCGTAGCAAAATAATCTTAGCCGCATAAACGGGATAGGAAGCTCTTTCGTTGTCATGGACAAACCAAATCATGGCAGCTTGACAGCTTATCCTCGCTGTCATTACAATCAACGTCTCACCTGATGAGCTTTACCACTAGCTATCTCAAAAGGTTCCTGCTAGCTGCGATTGATTGTGAATAAAAACCGGCAACAACTTTCTTTACAGTCATTACCGGGAAAACGATTAACTAGCTTTTCGCTTTTTAGTTGTCTATCGTTCTTATTAACTTGTTGAAGTTTCTCGACTTCATAATTAGAAGTTTACATTACACATGTCGATTTTGTCAATACATGAATAGCAAATTTCTATCAAAAACCATAAAATAATTCAAATTCTCTATAGACTCTCAATGATCTGTCTGCGAATCTTATTAGCATCACTAAGCTGGTAGTGCTTTCTGACGTGCTCAGCTAATTCAAGACCTTTATCTTTACGATACTCATCGTCTTTAAGTAGCTTGGTCACAGCACTTCGCCAGCTATTCTCTGAGTTACCATAAATTACAACGTCCTTATCAACGTCGTTGAGATATGGGTGAACACGAGACGTGATGATCGGAAGACCTTTAGCTCCAGCTTCAAGAATCTTTAGATTGCTCTTACACATATTAAAGGTGTTTTTCTCAAGAGGAGCTAAAGCAATTTTGTGACCTTCATAGAGATTCATGTAGCTGTCTAAAGATGCCTGGGGTTTGGTAGTCACTCCACGAAAGCGTTTGGTGATCTCACCCCAGACTTGGCAATCCTTGTTAACTCCCGCAATAGTAAGCTCATTCAAAGGAAGAGCTTTACGAACAAGTTCCAAATCATGCAAGTGCGTATTACCGCCTACGTAGCACAAAGGTGTACCTGAATCAAAGTCTTTGTTAATGCAAAACTGACCCTCATCGAAGGGTAATGCATTGGGTACTACAACCACTTCGCCAGTCGTGTAAGGCTTTAGCTGCTGGGCAAGAAAGCTGTTAGTTACAGTCACCACATCAGCCAGATCAAGCAAGGCTTTGAACCGATCAACCATACTTTGATTTCGGTAAGTCTGCTTTAGGATATGATTAGCTGATAAACTGAAAGCGTCGTCCATATCATGAATAAGCTTAACGCCAGCGAGCTTATACTCTTTTAGCTTCTCATAAGGAATTGCTGACAGCCGACTAAACCAGATAATTGTATTCTTAGCCTTTGGCAAGTCTTCACCGAATGCTTCTAAACTCGTTCCAATACGGTGATAGAAACAACCAGATGTTGGTCTGTGTTCTACGAGCAAATTATCGTATTGACGCAATTCTACCGTTGACATTAAATCTCTCCTATCAAAAGAATTATTTTAATAGAAGAAAGCTATTCTTGTCAAGACTCTTTCTTATAAATTCAATAAATACATAAGAAAAAGCCCTGTGCATACGAACGGTCACAGGAAAACCGTAGGAGATCGCTGTCGTATTCAGGAAGAGTCAACCAGGAAAAGGAATTGACTCTCAAAAACTACCTATATAAATTAGTGGGGACTCACCACCCTACCTACGCCGTCCCCTCGCAAGGCCATTCTGCCCGCCTCTCCTCTTAACCAGCATTGCGCTAGAGCTTATCTCGTTCTTTTATGCGTCTTTCAATCTTACTGAAAAGACAAACGAGTTTAAGTTTGAAACAAATATAGCGATAGTAGTATTTTGAACGCTTAAATTTTTCTAAAACGTTCACCACCATCTCCGGCCCGAAGGACCTGCGTAGTTAAGGATAATAACAACCAAGAGAACCACGAACAACACTTTAACAATCGTTAGAGCTGTCCCTGCAAGAGCACCTAGACCTAGTAGTGGAGCAAGAAGAGCTACCAATAAGAAAATCAGGATAAGGTTAATCATTTTTATTTCCTTTTATGGTGGAAATCCTTATCTCATTGTTTTATCCTTTTCTAAAGCTACTCTGGAATAGCCTTAGAAAAGGAGGGCTCGTGCGTGAGCCAGCCGTGCCATTACGTGGCAAACGTTCGGGCAAAAGGAGAGGAAAGCCCGAATTCTTTAAGACAACCTAATCACCTTAACTCGGTAAGGAAGATTGTCCAAATTACCGCTGTAAGTGGTATTAGGATTGAGTGTATTGTAAGGAGTGGTAGCAATAGCCGCACTACCTGACATTACTACAATCAAATCGCCTAACTGCCTTGCTACACAGCCATACCCACCAGAGGCATAAATATAGCCAACCTCACTCCACTGATTGTTGATTTTCAATTCTAGAATAGGCCAGAACTGAGAACCAGCAGGAAATGGAGATGGTACTTCAATACGCTGACCCTTGGTTAGTGTTGCAGGGTTAGCTTCTGTGCCATTTGGGTATAGCATAACAAAAGAGTTATTGGTGAATCCACTATCGTTTGTCAACTGTGAGGTCTTAGTAACACCAGATACGTCTGCTTGAGTGATATAACCCTTATCATTCTCAAGCTCAGAAACTTTAGTGATGACCGGGCCTGATTGTCCAGAGGCATCGAAAGCCCCAGCCTGTAATGCACCTACTAAGCCAACTCTTGAAACTAAAGCTACCTTATCCATTTATAATCCTCTAAGGTAGCTACTGAGTAATTACCTTACGATTTATAATTTTCGTAGCGAGCTACAAGGGCTTTAGCTACTCGTTCGTCGGTTTGTTGTGCTGCTAAAATTTTAGCTTGTTCCAGTTTGTAAGAAAGCCAAGCTGCGTGAGCGGAATCCGGGTCTCTAAAAGCGCCTAAATAGATGCTCTTTCCGGTCTTAAAATCCATACAATTGGCTTGAAAGGTATTTCTTCTTTTATCCAAGCTAACTCCAATTGGCCACTCACCCCTATCATTTTCCCTGCCAAGAATAAATTTGTTAACCTCTTGCGATACAAATACACAAGTGTCAGGACTGTATAGTTTGTTCCCTGGAAAAAGGATATCTTTATCTATATGCTTACCTTGCCAATCCTGCTGTTCCATCCATCCTCGAAAGTTCATGAAATAGTGCCATTCTGGTATAACATGGCATCCGATGTATGAAGGGTGGATTTTGTGAAATGCAGGGCTATAAGACCTTCCAAGCAGGTGAGTCCAACGGCTGTAAAATGGACAAGCCCAAACAGTCTGCCTTTGCCTCTTCCCTTCAGCCGATCTTGGTAGCTCAACTTTTACGACCACGCTATAATCTGCGTCGTTGATGCCAACACCAAAAACAAGCTTAGTTTTCTTGACCATATGAACCTCCCAAAATTAAATTGAGAATCTAATATAGAGGAGGTTTTTATCCTTGTCAACCAAAAAGTAGAGGTTTTATGACTTCTTTCATGCTTGTATAACCAGCAATCGACGGATGCACGCCATCTGTGGTCTTTGAGCTATCTAGTAGAAGCTGACCACTGGCGTCTTTACCGCTAGTCACAGATGCTGCATAGCCTACAGCAGGAGTAAATCCGGTGAAGGTTGAAAGCCAACTGTTGTAATCAACTCGACGTGAGTCACCAGCGCCTGTATTGCGGCCACTAACGGTTGTCGGCAAACCCTCAAGCAATACAACCTTAATTGGTGCCTTGTAAGCGTTAACGTAGCCCATAGCCATACTAAAAGCACGGCGTGAGTCATTCAATGCTTCAGGAGTAATACCACCAACTGCAACAGAGTTACCCGACCAAGGAGAGTAGACCATGTGAGTAGGGTTGACTATGTTGATCAGATCTTGAATGCGAGGTGTATAAGTCAAAGGGACTTGGGCGTGCAAGGCAGCATTATAATACTCTACAGGATTATCTGGAGTAGAGGTCTCATAAGCTGCCATCTGACTGGCACCATAGCAGGTAGGCGTTCCACCTATGCCCTCAACCGTACTATCTCCAACCAAAAGCAATTGACGACCAGACTTCACAGAATAATACATGATGGCAGGGTTAATAGTCCCTGCTTCAGTATTAGCCAATTGAGTGTAAGAGGTCTTATTATCAACCCCTGCTACGGCA